GATTATGACCATGATATGTCAGAAACATGTGATAGTTTTTTTCTGTCACTTCAAACATCGATTTTACTTATCCTTTTTCTGCCTGCTGTCTGATTTACTCTTGCACGAATGCTTGCGTTTTCCCAAGTCCAACATTCTCCTGTGTCATCTTGAAAGCATACCCATTGTATATCATTTTCTATGCCTGTGTCAATAAGAAAATGTGCCAATGCACGGCCTTTAGGTGTCATGATTGGAATTGGAGGATCAATACGAACAATGGTCGACATGTTACCAATTCAGATATATTGCAGCTATAATCATACTTATGATTGGTAGCCAAAACAACATGCCGACAACTTTAGCTATATCATATGCGGCGTTAGACTTTCGAAATATTCGTGAAGGCGTCATCATTCTTCTCTTTCTGCTTTTAATCCTTGCTTGACAAGCCATCTGAGTGAATCAACATCAATATCATCTAAATCTGATTCAGATAGAATCTCTTCCATACGTAAGAGTATATCTTTCATCCATTCGGCATTTGCATGTAACAAAACATATTCTCTGTTGTCTGCACTCATTCTAAATCTCCAACAATATACTCTGGACTGTCATCAATCCATATGTCAACCATCCAACCTATACTGTTTGTAAATTTACGTTTCTTTGTGTACTCTGTGAAGATCACAGGAATAATTGTTGCAAGATAATCCAAAGCAGGATCAGTCATTCTGCGCATACGAAAAGTTACGATGCGAACATCATGACCACGCTCTTTAGCTATAAGAATAAACTCATCCCAGAATTTAGGATCTCGCGTGTATGTATCATCAAAGTCAAGGGCGATATTCATTTTTTATGCTTGCCTCGTAATCAATGAAGGACGAATACGAACTGCACCAAAGTATTGTTTTACCAACTTCATAACAACACCAATATCGAAGGTTTTGCATGAGAACACATCAAGATACATTGTGTTGTCTTCTTCAACAAAGTGGCCGCAGATATTGGATGTTTCAATCAATTGAACAAGTGTATATCCAGATTTATTACCAGAACCAAACTTAACAATTTGTGGTTCACCATACGCAACCATATCAATATCTTTTACAAGTTGTTTGGCAAAAGTGTAGATGACTTCTGCGTCTCTGATTGCATACTCATTGCAACCAGCGCAATCTAACATAAGATGCATTCCCCAATATTGTGCCATCTCTATGATCCTTAAAATGATATATAATTGGAGCGGGTAAGCAGAATCGAACTGCTGCGTAAACCTTGGCAAGGTTTCAGGCTACCATTACATCATACCCGCATTCTATGGTGCCGACTTCTGGTTACGCTCCAGACTATCCAGCTCTTCAAACTGGCGCTTTCACTAGATTAGCTTAGTCGGCATTAAATGGCGGAGGGTAAAGGAATCGAACCATCAACCTTGCGGTGGCACGGTTTTCAAGACCGTTTGTCTACCTTAGACGCTACCCTCCATTTATTTGGTTGCAGAGGCCAGAATTGCACTGGCGATCTCCTGGGTATGAACCAAGCGAGATGCTTCTTCTCTACTCTGCTATAAACTATGACAGTTCCGATATCCCCCATCGTCACTGACAACCGTTGAGCAGGATCCGCGGATCCTTTGTATCAGGTTGGACCCTGATGCTGTTTGCCTATGGTGCCCGCAGCAGGACTCGAACCCACCGCCTACTGCTTACAAGGCAGTTGCTCTACCAGATGAGCTATACGGGCTAAAACTTAACTTTCCAATCTTTTTTCCATTGCATATACATTTGATATAAACCTAACTCTCTGCCATATGCTTCGATTTCCCACGGCTTATCAAAGTAATTCACTTCATCTTCTTTTATATATCGTCCATGCCAACGAGATTCTCGTTTCATTATCATAGACTTTAATTCATTTGTTGCATGTTGCTTCACATGCACCATCTCATGCGCGAGAGTGATCAACTGTGTGCGTTTGCCTTTATGTGCATTGATGACAACATCAAATTCCCGAGGCTTATGATTCGAATCAACCCACACAGAAGAACCATCACAATGATGATTTATATCACATGTCAGATTGATTGTCAAGTTCTTACACAATCTTTCTGACATTAAACTACGCGCAAAATATTTTGTTGCTATCAACAGTTCATTGCGCGTAATCTTTTCATTCTTACCTTTGACCTTGACGATCATGCTCATCAGATGTTATTAAATCTGCGAGGTGCTGTATCAGTAGATGGTTGACCTTCAGGATACAAATTGACTCCGCGTGCAACATCGACACACTTCGAAATTTCAGCCAATGCATTTGAAGAACCAGTTAGATCAACTTCTGCATTCTGAATGTTACCAGGCATGATGAAAATCATCTTCTGATTACCAGAGAACAATGGAAGAAACTGTTCCTTACGAATGTTACGAATTACGATTGTATTTTTCTCAAGGAGATAATACTGAAGGTTCAAACCAGAAATGTTTGTGTTGCGATGAAAGTTAGCTCGCAGATTATATGTACCTGGAGCATCACTAATATTCCATGCGTTGTTGCGGAAGAAGATATAAAGTTCTCCATCAGCAAGATCACGAATCAACTGAAAACGCGAACCGTCTCGCCAATTCACTTCTGCATAACATCCTGGATTTTCACTCTGTTGAACATCTGCTGTCACACCCATGACGAAGTATGGACCAGGACGAACATCTACCTTATAGAACTCATGACCTGCTGCAAAAGCTGAACTCGTAAAGAGCATCGTAGCAAGAGCGGCACTAACAAACTTTCTCATGTCATTCACCTTTCACAGTTATAAAGATGTGTGCTAACCATTGGCACTACACGGGACTATTTTTGGCGTCCATCCCTACGCACTACAACCGCACTGCAACTTTCTTCCTTTAGTATAACCATCATCAAGATTTGTGGTCTTATGCATTCCAATATAGAACTTGTTATTGATTTTATTTGTAATCTTATAGACAGTATAGAACATGCTGCCCTCGGTTGTATAAACAGTCTTATTGAAACTGCTATTTATACAACCGAGGCGCTTATGTGGAGAATATCGGACTCGAACCGATCTCAGATTCCTTGCAAAGGATTCGTGCTTGCCCTGAGCATTCCCCTAACTAATCGAGTGGAATACCTGTTACGGTTCTTCCAGTCTTCGTATCTGTCACTCTATACGTTTGTCGCATTTGGTTGTGTGATCTAGCTATGTTGATGGCTTCAATCATACTGATTGCATCAACTGTCATTCTCACATTACCAACTTCAATCACAAACGTATTCATAATATATCCTACAATATGGTACCCGATGACGGGATCGAACCGCCGACCTTCTCCGTGTAAAGGAGTTGCTACTTCCGCTGCGCTAATCGGGCATATTTGGCTCGCATGGTAGGATTCGAACCTACAGTGGCCTGATTAACAGTCAGGTCCCGATACCAATTCGGGTTCATGCGAATAAACTTTAATTCACTACTCTATATATGATCTTACAAGAACCGCTTTTTATGCAACCTAGTTGCTGTGCTGCGCCTCGTGAAAGATCAAGTTGTCGTCCTCTTACGAATGGCCCTCTGTCATTGATACGTACTATAGCAGTTCTATTGCCGTGTGTCAAGTGCAATCTTGTTCCGAATGGTAGACTTCTATGTGCTGCTGTTAGTCCGTTCGGATTGAATCGTTCTCCGTTTGCAGTTCTTTTACCGTGCATGTACCATGAAGCGTTCATAGTTGTGCTAGAGGCATCGACGTTAGTTGTAGCACATCCTGCAAGAACAGGCACTACGAGACACATTGAAAAAACACGTAACACATGATATCCTTTCATAGAATGGCGCGTCAGGTAGGACTCGAACCCACATCTTCCATTCCAGTTACCTTACTCTCCGTTCGTAGCGGAGGCGGATACTGACGCAATATTGGAGGTGCTTCCCAGAGTCGAACTGGGTTCTCAAGGATTTGCAGTCCCGCGACTTACCGTCTGCCTCAAGCACCGTATTTGGATCCAGAGGATGGGTTCGAACCACCGACACTCAGCTTCAGAGGCTGATGTTCTACCAATTGAACTACTCTGGAATATTATTTCCTCTTATATGTTTCATATGCAGCCATGGCAATATCACCAATAGCATAAACCATGAGATAGCCAAAGAAAATTCCAAATGCGCCGAAATAAAACATTGCCGTCAGACCGAAAGTTACATGAACATAACTCCATCCATATACGATAGCAGCAATAAGCGACACAACCAATAAACCAAAACCAATACGAATCAATCTATCTTTCACTTCTCATTTCCTTTTTCTACATACTCTCGAATGCTGCGCTTAGTCTCGACACCTGTACAATACCAAATAGATACGACTACAGAAATAATCAGTATCGTGCGCAACATAAAAAACGAATACGATATCCATAGTTCGTTATAAAAGATCGAAAAGTCCCACAAAAGAAACGGTACAATTATTTGAAAAGCTAACAAAACGCCTGCAAATACACCAAAGCAAACTGTAAACATCGCAGTGAATTGCAGTAGATAACCTTTCACATATCTCAGTGTCATTCTCGTTTCCTATATTCCCTGTTTCATCATAGGTATATTATACACACATATACAATCTTTGTCAAGTGGTACCGCATAGCGGAATTGAACCGCTCTTTTTAGGTTGAGAACCTAATGTCCTTGACCGATAGACGAATGCGGCATACACGACAAAGTGGTAGACGGGGAGAATTACGATATCTCGACCTGCCGCTTAAGAGGCGGCTGCTCTTCCTCTGAGCTACCCGTCCGTATTCTGGTCCTCCGTGTCGGATTTGAACCGACGATCTCCGAGCTTGAAAGGCTGGTATGTTTGACCGCTACACCAACGGAGGAAATTCTTTGATCCGTAATTTGATGATGCGCCACGGAATCACGGACGCTATACTGGCACCTCGCTAAGGACTCGAACCCTACTATTCGGTTTTGGAGACCGACGCATCGCCCCTAAATGCTTGCGAGATATAAAATGGTAGACCCCCTCGGATTCGAACCGAGTACCTCAACGTTTAAAAGACGTGCGCTCTAACCAAATGAGCTAGGGGTCCAAAACTGGTTCAGGAAACTGGATTCGAACCAATACTAAAGGCTTCAAAGGCCTCTGTTCTACCGTTAAACTATTCCCGAATGGTTGTTCCTACTGGTATCGATCCAGTGTCTCCGTCTTATCAGGACGATGCTCTACCTTTGAGCTAAGGAACAGTTTAGAAACTCTTCAATCTGTTTCATATTCATTTCGATAACAGCAGTAAGAAGTTCTTTTGCTTGCTTTCCGCTAATCGTGCCGTCGCTTATCATTTTGACAATCTCGGCATTCTGTTTAGGGGAAACAAGATGTATTGAGTTTAGATCAATCTTCATTTGTTTTCTCCTTTTAGTCAAATGGTCCGTGTGGCAGGATTCGAACCTGCGACCCTCTGGTCCCAAACCAGATGCGCTACCTGACTGCGCTACACACGGATGTTCTTTTACCAAACCGATAAGTTTGTGCTGTTTATTATAGATTCACTTTCTAGTTTTTCTAGACTTTGTTTATGTATCTTTGATGTTTTGTGTTTAGACCAATTCGCACCACCTTTAATATTCATGTCACATATGTAGCATCTACGAACAGGTTCATCGAGTTTTCTTTGACTGAGAACTTTTTTGGTGGCATCAGAATGAGGAACTTTCACACCAGTTCTACCTGTTGACAGAAATCCACCTTTGCGTCCCGCGCTTACACGATCAACATACACATTATTGTTGATGTAGCTAAATCCACCCTTACCACCTTCACAAAGATTATAACTCATCTCATTTAGGATTACAAGTTCTTTCTCTTTGTTCTTCATATCTTCTTCATTGTCGAAGATATGAAGGATTTCTTTTGTAAAGTTTTCTATGCCATGTTTGTTGATTGCTGCTCTTATGAGCTTACCAGAACCCATATAATCATCATCAAGATTTGTGGTCTTATGCATTCCAATATAGAACTTATTATTGATCTTGTTCGTGATTTTATAGATTGTAAAGAACATTGATTAAAGAACCTCCGCATACTTTAAGGGTTTGCATACTTATTTAGTATGCGGAGGTTCTGATGTGCTGAAGGTTGGCATCGAACCAACTTTAACTGTCTTATGAGGACAGCGAGATTGCCATAACCTCCCCATCAGCGTTGTAATGGTGCCGAGAGTAGGGTTCGAACCTACCGTGCTTTAAGCGTCCGATTTACAGTCGGGTGCCCGTCCACTCAGGCGGTCTCGGCAAAACTTTATATGGTACCCACTCTTGGATTCGAACCAAGTCTTCCAGTGCCACAGACTGGCGTGCTGACCAACAACACTAAGCGAGCATATTTGGTGCCCTAAGTCAGATTCGAACTGACAACCCTCAGTTTCTAAGACTGATACCTCTACCAATTGGGCTACTAGGGCAATGATGGCGCACATGACGAGGATCGAACTCGCCTTAACCTGTTCGACAGACAGGTGGTCTCACCAGAAACCGACATGTGCATAAACTCTATTCAGAGAAACATGGGCGACAAGATTAGAGACCTTTGCTCTTAC